AGGTCGCTGGACGGCTGGGGCTGCGGTTGCGCCTGCGGGACGGGGGTTGGCGCTGGGGCCGGCGCTGGTTGCGGCTGCGGGGCTGGCTGGGGGTTGGCGGGGGGCTGCGCTGGGGCGTCTGACATGATGTCCTCCGGTGTCAGAGCGAGGTTTCACCGGTCCCCGCTTCGACGTCGACCTCGACGCCAGGAACCGGCTGGGTTGCTATCTCGGGTTTGGGAGGCCTGGGAGGTGGCGGCGGCTTGGTCGGCATCTCGGCCTCTATCATCGCGCGCTTGGCTGCGAGCCTGGCCTTGCGCTCGGCTACCTGGACGAGGCGCTCCTCTGCCTGCTCCTCCGTCATCTCGGGATGGAAGACGCGCAGCTGGTCGATCTCGTCGGCCAAGCCGCGCTCCGTCATCGCGTCAACGCGCTTCAACTCGGCCTCGATCTGGGCCGGGCTTTTGGCGATGGGCACGTAGACGACCGAGTAGTCCTCCGGGTTCTCGGGCAGGTTCGTACCCATGTAGGAGTTGAGCATCCGGGCCGCAGTGGCCAGCCGGCGCTGATCGGCCATGCGGTAGGGCTCGATCTGCTGCTGCTGCTGCTCCTGCTTGCCCTCTTTGCGGATGGACAACGCCACGCCGCTCTCGGGCGAGCCGGACACCTCGATGTCCGTCGAGGACAGGCCCATGTAGATGGCCAGGCTGGAGATCTTCATCTGCAGCGCCTGCAGCGCCTGCAGCGGGTCGACCGTGGCCTGCATCTCGAAGAAGCCGCCCGCGGGGTTCTTCCGGGTCCACCTGGTGATGGAGGTCGGGTCCGAGACGATGCGGCCCACCTGCTCGCCGGACCCGGAGCGCCGGTCCAGCTTCATGCTCATGGGCTCCATATCGACCGCGTGGACGTTGCGATAATTTGCGTTTCTGTACCCGTGCCCCCACATCGTGGCATAGGCCGCCACACGCAGCGTCCCGTCGATGATCTCCGGGTCGGCCTGCCAGTTCCACAGCTGCTGCTTGACCCGCTTGTGATAGATCGGGTAGGGCAGAATCCCCTTTCCGGCCTTGTCCACGTAGGGGTAGCCGCCCTCGGGCACGTTCTCGGGCTGGTAGTCGTCGGTCTCCTGCCATGCCGCCGCCTTGCCACCGTCGTCAACCCAGCGCTCCACGGTGAACCTGGGATCGTCTGGCTCGGTCACGTCCCAGGTCTCCCTGGTCCACTCGCCGTCCAGCACGACGCCGTCCCGCCATCTGGTCTCGCGGATCTTGCAGGGAATCGAGGGATCCCAGTCGTAGGCCCAGGCCTCGATGAAGCTCGGGGTCACCACGCGGTAGGTGAGCTTCTTGCCCTCGGCGCTGAAGTCCAGCCGGACGAAGCACTCCTGAAGGATGGTGGTCAGGCGGTTCAGCTCGGCCAACTGGGCCCACGTGCCCGGCGGGTTTAGCAGGGCAAGTTCGTCCTCGTCCGAGTCGGCCGCCACGGTCGGCGGGCGATGGTAGACGACGCTGATCTCCTGGGAGATGTGCTTGGCCGGGTTGATCCCGATGTCCGGCGTGTCGCTCTTCATGTTCGCGGCGACCTCTGGATCCCAGAAGCTCTCGCACATCTTGGTCGCGTCGGCCTTCCACTGGCCGATCATGATGCGGTGCCGGAGATCCGTCTCGTCCCAGCGTTCGGCCTCCTCCTTGGCGTCGGGGCGCGGCCTGTCGGATCGGAGGAGGTCTCTGGAGATGGTGGTGCCGTCTGATTTCATCTCGGTCCTCCGTTTCTGATTCTTTGCGCCTCTTCGTGGTCTTTCGGGCTGGACGCCGGCATCAGTTCTGCGGCCTCGATGGCGATCAGCGCATCCAGCGTCGCGGTCAGCCTGCGGATCTGCTCTCGCTGCGAGGCGATGACATCGGATCTGAACTTCGCCTCGTCGAGAAGTTCCGCCATCTTCGCCTCGTTCTTGCGGATCGTGAGCCTGCACTCATGGACGCGCTGTTCGATCAGATGCCTTGTTGGGCGCTTCAAGAGCCCAGCCCGTGCGGCTTCCATTTCGACCTGCTCAGGCCTGATTTCTTCGTCGCTCATGCTCACCTCAGATGTCTATCTGGTATTTGCCCACACCGGAAATCTCGCCGAGATCCGACAGCCATTCCTGCAGGCCATAGCTTACCGCGTCGAACGCGTGTTTGAGATCGTCATCCTTGCCCTCCCAGTACCTGCATGTCTGCTGGAGGGCCCGGCAGCTGCTGTGGATGCGGATCCGGTCGCTGATGAGGCCGTTGTTCATCAGCTCGGCCCGGATGCGGACGGCCCCGGAAGGCTTGTGGGGCTGCTGGATTCGGAAGGGCGGCCGGACCAGGCCCAGGCGGCGGGCGAAGGCTCGCTCCAGCATGTCGTTGGCGCTCTGGCCGCCGGCGCTCCAGCCGCCGCTGTTCACGTCGCCGAAGGCCACGGTCACATCGGTAGGGCGCAGGCTCCAGCTGGCCAGCAGGTCGCAGGCCTCCTTCACGTGGATGTCCGGCCCGACCTGGCCGCCCTCGTTGACGTACTCGCCGAGCACCCAGGCTCGCCAACCGTCGTAGACGGCCAGGTAGCAGACCTGAGAGCCGGGCCGTTCACCGTGGTCCCAGAAGAGCCCCACAGCTGTAGGCCTGGGCACCTCGGTCTCCTCGTCGTAGAAGACGTGCCCCTCGTGGAAGGCCGCCAGCCAGCGTCCGGCCACGAAGCCCTCCCACTTCGCCTCGAGCCGCTGCGCCTTGTCGAACCGGCTGGTGGAGGCCTTCTGCTCGCGGATGCTCTCCTTGGTCCGGTGCGGGGCGTTGCTCTGCGAAAGGCTGGCGTAGTGAACCCACCAGCCCGGCTCTTCCGCCTCCAACTCCTCTGGGACCTGGCTCTCGGGGTCGCCCTCGATGCGCAGCTGTAGCCACCTGCAAGGCCTGCCGATGGGCGTCAGGGTCAGCCACAGCGGGCCCACGTGGACCGACAGGCGCTGCAGGAGGGCGTTGTAGTGGGGCTCCTTGGGCGGCTCGTCCACCCAGGCCCAGTGGATGGTCCCGGACTCCAGGGCGATGGGTTGCTGGTCGCTGCCCTTGCCGCGCATCACGCTGCCGTTCGCCAGCTTCAGGACCTGCTGACCGAGGTACATGTAGCCGCGGGACTCGTCGAACCGGCACTTTTCGTCCACGGCGCCCGGTGGTTCCACCTCACGCAGCTTCCTGGAGAGCGTGGGCCAGCCGCTCTTGAGATCCGATGCCAGGATCCAGCCTTCGTTGGGCGCCTCGGGGACCTCGCGCCAGGGATGGCTTCCAAGGGCGTGCGCCCAAGCCTCGGCCGCCCCGCCCCTGCTCTTGCCCGCCTGGTTGAACCAGATGCAGCCGCGCTTGCGGTCCTGCCGGCGGTGGAAGCGAGCCTGGATGGGAGAGGCGCCCCCGAAGCCCGCGTCGTGGTGCCAGTACCGGAACAGCGGATCGCCTCGCATCTGGGCGCCGAGGTCGATGGCCTCCATCCTGCGGGCGGTTCTGGAGGTCACGCGTCGCCCTCCGCTTCCTCGCCGCCCTTAGCCCTGCGCAGCGCCTCACGCAGCATCGAGGGCGGGAGCTCTTGCAGGTTCCTGACAGCGGCCTCGCGTCCAGCCTTCGTGGCAAGGTTGGGCCTGGCTCCGCCGGCCTGTCCCCCGGTAGGCAGCGCGCCCTCCCTAGCGCCATCCTTCTGAAATCCGCACATCCTCTCGGCGGCAAAGAACACGGCGCCCCTGTCCCCCTCCTGAATCAGCGTATAAAGCGCACTATGGACGACTTCCTTGAAGGAGCCCCGCGCGCCTTTTACTGCCTGGAGAAACTGTGCGTACCTGCCCGTTTTTTGCTGGGCCCCCTTGTTGCACCAGGTGTAAAACGTCTTCTCGCAGATGCCAGCGATCTGAGCCGCCGTGTCGTAGGTGGCGCCCTTCTCCAAAGCCTCGACGATGCGGGCCTGGGTCTCCGGCGTCAGTTTCGAGGGGCGTCCCACGGTCAGCCACCCTCCCGGCAGTCAGGATGTCGGCCATCACCCTTCTCCGCCTCCCTCTTGAGCCCCTCATACATGATCTGGTGCAGCCCCTGCCAAAGCACGGGAACCAGGCCGTCAGCGATCGGGCCGGGAAGCAGCTTGAGCTGGGCCAGCAGCTCGACGATCGCCTGGCGCGGATTTGTGGCGGCCGGCCACCAGTTGATCCCCACGCTGCCGAGCGTCTGATGCTCGAGCCTCGCGGCGTAGCGACGGCCCGCGCGCTTGCTCTCCTCCAGGGGTGAGTAGATGGGCAAAAGCGAGACCTCGTCCCAGCAGGCCTGCGAGCAGAAGGGCGCGTGCTC